CAACAATAATATCACGAACTCGCATTAGCGTTGTTCTCTTCCTAATGGTTCATTACCGCCAACTGCAGCATCTGATGCAGCAAATGCATCTTGTGGTTCAGCTTCTGAATCAAGATCACTAGTTTCTGGTGCAGCAACTTCTGATCCTGGCATTTCCATACCACCAGCACCCATTTGTTCACCTGCCAATTGTCTAGCAGCAACATCAGCACTTTCTCTAGCCTGGCCTAATTTTGCTGCCATGTCAGTTAAAAGTTGTCCAACTGAATTTTTAAATTGATCAGCTTCTTGCATACCAATTTGATCACGGATAGTGTCAATCAATGCTGGCATTTGTTCTGCTTGCATTTTGCTAACTTTTTCAACCATGTCCTGAATGGAGTCAACCATATCTTTTGCAGCTAAGATAGCTTCACTCTTGCCCATCTCGCCTTCCATTAAACGACGAGTTTCACCTAGCCATCTTTGTAGTCCTTCACGGACTAATAGAAGTTCCATGTATTTTGGATTGCGTTCAGCAGTATGTGAACCAAAACTGTGTTTGATTCTAGTTAGATTTTCTCCAATAGATTTACTCAATCTTTTTGCTTGAGGAATAGTTAATGTATCATAATTGATACCAAAACCAAATCGGCTTTCCATGATTTTATTCATTTTTTTAGCAGTAGAGACAGGGTTAATTTCTGATAAGTTCATAGTCGGTTATTCCCAAAGATTAAAGTATTTAGCCAACTTTAAACTTTTCCCTAAATCATTCTTGGATTGTTCAAGTTGAGTAAGATAATTGTGATATCTACTTAAAAATACATCAGCAGCGAAGTTATTCTTTTTCGTTTTAGCTTGCTTATAATTATATTTATACTGATCGGTCTTAACTATCAACCTACCAACATCAGCATCTTGTTTTAATATTTTCTCTGCTAGATTTTTCTTACCAGATTGTTTATATACTGCATAACAAACTGCTGCTATCTTACTACTAAAGATGTATTCAGTATCACTATAACAATATGAAACATGCCACCAGTTTCCCTTCATTGGTCTAACTGCATAATGTCCTATTAAATATCCTTTACCACCCATATCTACTATTAATGGTGCCTGATCTTTATGTAACGGATGATTAACTAATTCTAAAAATTCTTTCTGGGTCCATTCTTTTAAATAAATTACTGTTCTATTGACAATCTCTTCAATCTTTGATGTGCTTACGGTATTCGTGCTGTCCATTATTGTTTTTTCTAAGTAATACGCCTTTGACCACTAATTGATTTGCAATATGCTGTTCATGTAAATCCAATTGTGATTTCTTTATAATGGATTCTACATTGAATTTAGCCAATAAATCAGCTTCTTCATTATTGATGGGTAGTTGTACACTATTTAACAGTTCTACGATTTTCATATTTTATTTAAATGAATTAATAAAGAAATGATGCCAGTCAACATTGCAACAAAAATTGATGTTCCAATAGTTATTATTTGTTTATTACTTCTCTCATTGCTACCAGCCAATGAATCTTTAATAAAGATAATATGACCCTCAAGTTTTTCAACTTTACTTTCCAAACGATCTAGTTTGTCTTCCAAGTTACCATACCTTTCAGCACAAAGCACCACATGGGCTTCTAGACTTTTCTTTTCAATTTCTGTTGACATTCTAAATAATCCCCTTTATGAAAATATATTTCCGTTTTAATATTTATTAAAATTACAGGGAAAACTTAAAGTATATATTTTTGAACTCTCCGGAAGTATAGAAAATTGGTATATTTCCCTTAACAGTCTCTGCCAAATTAAAAATAATTGGTACTTGATCAAAATCTGTTTTTAAAAATAAATCTGGTTCAGTTGGCGGACCAAATGTATCTCTATGCTCAATATAAAATTTAAATTTCCAACATAATTGCTGGTTTGTGTACGCACTACCAAATTGTTGTTCTTTCATTTGTACCAACATAGCACTACTTGGTGTTATTGCCATTGGTTGGGAACGTAAACTTATTACTTGTAAAATAGTTTCCCAATTTCGTTGCTGATTTCGTTGTAGTTGTAATAGTGAGTCATGTTTGATGACTCCAGTATTAGTGATATCAACTAGTGTATATCCTGTAAACCATGTGCCAGTATCATTCATTTCATATTTATTGGACATGGGAAAGGGCAGAATAAATCCACCCTTTGTGTTTCAAAATAATTTTATTTTGAATTAAGCTGCTTTAATGCCACCACTTGATGCACAAGTTGAGTTAGCCATAGAGATTGGACCTGCACCAATTACTGTTAATAAGCGAATAGCATCACGTAAAACTGTGTCTGCAGTCCAGCCAGTTGATTCACATAGTACGCTCATTTGGCCTTGGCTACCAGTGGTAACTTGATAAGCGATGATGGTAGCTTGAGTTGATATTAAGCGTAGAACAGCTTCAACTGCTCCTCCAGCACCCATTTCAGCATTGAATGAAACACCAGTGTCTGCAACGATTTTAAACATTGTTGGATGCTTGCCACCGGTAGAAATAATGATATCTAAGTCATTAGTACGTGGGTTTAAATTTACATCTTGGTTAACAACGCCATTTGCGTCACCATTAATACGAGCAAAAATTGCCATGATAGTTTTCCTTTTAAGTTTTTTACGCTTTCGCGTATAAGAATATTTATCTAATTTGTAAAAATAATGCTTCTACACTAATTAACCAGCATCGGGTAAGAATAATGGATTGGTAGGTGCTGATCTAAATTCAGGATTCACTAACTTGCCCAACTTACCACTCTTGAATGTTTTAACAAATCCTTCACCACCTGGCTTACCACCAGTGCTAGCACGAATTCCTAAACGATCATACATATCATTACCACCAGTAGTATGTAACTGTTCTAATACGGAATGCTTAGCATTTAGAATTTGATGGAATGCAGCCCAAAATACTTGCCAACTTGGTTTACGCATTACATCATTCTGAAGTATTGCTTTTTGATTGTCTGATACTTTACTACTGGTCAACCATGCGGCAAAGTCAGTTACACCTGCAGATTTTGCTCTAGCTACCGCATAGGTATAAAGAATTGACTTCAAACTTGAGAATTTAGGTGCAGTAAAGTCAGCAATCTCATTAATTGCTGCAGCATTAATTTTTATAAAATTGATAGCTTGATTCAAGTCTTTGGTATTTGTCTTTAATTTAATCTTTGGTTTTTGTGAATTCAATACAATCAACCTAGATGTTTTATTGAACTGTTCAATGATGTTGTCTGGTATTGGTGTTAAATTACCAGTAGCATCGGCACCAAATTTAGCAATCTTGCCATGAACTATTACAAATGCTTGTGCAGTTGCCATCTTACCACCTAACCCAGTGGGACGAACATGGTAAGTAACTTTATTAGGAGTGAATTCATATTCTCCAGTTCTTGGATTAGCTCGCTGCGGTTCAGTAAACATAAGATCACCTGTTAGATAACCTTTAAATTGTGGTGGGGTAGCTTCTTCAAACAGATCCCATAACTCTTCATATTTTGCTGCCATACCAGCCCGTACTTTAGCGAAAGCTTCAGGTGATTGACCAGCCTTGATTTTGCCTGTACTTTTGATTTGATAGCTTAGGCCTTCTTTGTCCAACATCTGTTCTTTGCCCCATTGATTTTTTGGAACAAATATAAATTCACCCTTGTTGTTTCTACCCCAATAGATAGCAGCACCACCATCCCATTTGAAACCTAAACTTGAGGGTGAAGCAGATGCATCTGCTAATTCTTCTAATGCTTCAATACCACCTGCAGCACCATCTACAATTAATAAATCTTCTAAGTGTTGGAATTCTCTACCAACCGTAGTTGCTTCAGTAAGTACTTCTAAAATTTTCATAGTATTTCTTTTCTCTTATTTAAAATAACGGGTAACCATTGCCAGTCCTTTTAATACTTTTTGTTTGTCATCTTCGGCTCTGGCAATAGCTTCAGGTGTTGCAGCTTTATCTCTCTTTTTATCAGTGATATCAAGCATTGCTTTTTCAGTATATCTTTCTAAAAATCTATTCAAGAAATCAGCAGGTTAATTGAAATTAACTAAATCACCCTTGCCATACATATCATTCATCTCAAAACTTAACGCCAATCCTTTAACTCCATTTACTAACTTGCTGATCTTTACATCATCAATGTCAGTTCCAGGAAATTGTTTTAATAAAGAATTGATGGGTGTTGTTTTATCAATAGCACGACCAGTTATATCTTTGTATTCATACTTGAAAATATCATATATGAAAATCTTAGGATTACTAGTGATGGTTATCAATTGAGTGTCTTTATACTTACTGAATGGTACATGTTTACCAGCAGAAACTTTTAATTGAACTCCTGCATGTTGAATGCTCATATCTAATAGTTCGCCTAATACACTATACATGTTGCCTGATAGTAACCCTTTGACTCCATGTTCAGGAGTTACCCTAGTAGCTCCCCATGCACTCATC